TCCTGCTGCCTTTCCTCTGTTTGCTTCAGCATTTACAGCAGAAGAGAAAGACCCTTTCTTCAAAGCAGCTTCTCTAAGTCTGGCAAGTTCAGCTACATGTCCTTCGTAAGTGACCTCATGTTTTCTCAATCTTTCTTCTTTCAATTCTCCTATGTACTTAACAACAAGTGGAGATAGCTTAGGATTAGTTAGCTCCGATCCTTCTTGTCTTGCACGTTTAGGACTGTATCCAGCAGCCAGGGCAGCTTCTGTTTTAGTCATAGGTCCATCAGGTCC